AACCTTTTGCATTGCATCCTGCAAGAGATAAGATTTGTTTGTCTCTTATTATGTGCATTTTGTTTTTATATATGTAGCCTAATTTTATTTTGCGACTCATTCCAGACCTTGAAACACTTTGCACACTGGCGTAAAATCTGCCATTTAATAAAGCGTTTTTGATCTTTGTTAATGTTTCAACGTTCCACTTTGTAAGATTGTCTTTGTCTTTATCAGTCCAAAAAGTACTGTTTTTAATATCTTCTTTAGCCATTGCTAAAGCTAAATTTTTAATACGTTTAGTTGTTTTCATAATTTTGTTTTTTGTTTAGTTAAGTAAATATAATTAAATTTTATAAATGTGTTAAGCATTTAGTACAAAAATTAAATTCTTCGTTTGGTGTTTGTTCGTGTCCACATTTAAAACATTCAGTTAAATTATTGTTTTTGTTTGTTTTGTTGTCGTGTGTCATTTCGTGTTTATATGCGTCAATATACATATAAAATAAAAATGTAAAAAATATAATATAAGACATAGTTTTTTTGTTTTTGTTAATATGTACAAATATAAAAAGATTTTAAATTTTATACAACAAATTAAACTTTTTTTTTCTGACAATTTGGCGTTAAGTATTTGTTAATCAATAGGTTACAAAGTTTATTTTAACAGATTTCTCGCAGTTTCGTAACAGTTTCTCACAGTTTCGTTACAGTTTCTCAAAATTATTTTTTAAAATATTTTACAAAAAAAAAGTGTAGAAAAAATTATTCCTACACTTTTCAAAACCTATTATGAAAAAACTAAGTTACACGATTGTGTACTTCTTTTTATTAGTTCGCAAATATAATAAAGTATTTATATTAATCGTTCTAAACCCTTCATTTTTTAAATCATATGCAATTATATGATTATAGTTATCAGGATTGTAATTTAATCCTACACCCTTGACACCTTTCTTCACTCCTAGTCTAGCGTTCATTATGCGATGCGATCCATCTTTTTTTATAAACTTGCAAGTAAATATTTGATTTTTATAATCATGTATTAACTCCTTAGCTTCATCTGTACTAATCTTAATTGTTTTCATTTTATTATTGTTTGTTTAGTTATTGTTGTTATTATTATTAATATACCACCCCCCCCTCTACACCCCCCACCCCCCTGTACTAATTAGTAGATACCAAATATTTTACATATAATTACTAATATGATAGTAATTAAATAAAAAGTATCTGAATATCTTGTTTTTTGTAATCCACTCATGACTTATCTTTTTGCATTACTAATTCAAGGTCATCCATAGAAAAATCTATTGAACCTATATCACCTAATAAAAATTCATAATCTTCTTCATTCCATAATATATATGTAAATATATATTCAAGTAATAATTCTTGCTCATTGATCAAGTTATCAATACCACTACAAAAAGATGTAAAGCCATCTCGACTGGCACTTGCTTTATTTACCCACTCAACAAAATCATCATCGTTTCTGTATTTTTGAATTAAATTGTATTTATCTATTTCATTAATGCTTACAATAATTTTATCGGTTGTGTAGTTATAGTATTTTGGACTATCTAATTCAACATACTTTAGTTTTTGATTAAGTGAAAAGTTTATGTAATCAACAAAACACCTTGCATAATTCTCATATGTTTTTTTATAATCTACATACTCCCAATTTACGTTAAGATCTTCTATATATTGATCAATATATTCAGTGTGTATAGATTGATAAAATCCACCAAAGTCTAGTGCAAATTCAGTATCTTTTATTGCTTTTTCAAAATCAGCAGTACCCATTATGTCTCTTAGCCTGCTATCAAAATTGTTATTTGTTTTTGTTTTCATTTGTTTTTGTTTTTTAAGTTTATATATGTCCTCCATAATTTTCACCCTCTATATCATACCTCATCTCATGTTCGCTATCTTTTTCATTCATCCCATCACCTAATCCAAAGCCAAAATCTAAAATTGACTCAACATTTGCTTGTTCCATGTCATCTATCCATTTGCCCTCATTTTCAAATAGCCATTCACCAACATCCTCTTTTTTAATTTCATTTGGTATAGGTATACTTATTGTTGCGTATTTATGATATATAGTTCTACTTGATATTGTTACTAATCTTTCTTTTTTCATGATGTTTTGTTTTTAGTTTTAAGTTATTGTTTAATTGTAAAGTTCTTTTTTCTAAGTATTCTATGTAATCCATAAAAACTTTAACGTAATATTTTTTATCAAAAGTTAATTCTTCAATGAATCCACTATTGAAATAATTGAATCCATCATCAACTTTATTTATTAATTGTTTTATTTTCATTTGTTTTTGTTTTTAGTTAATAATTCATTGTATTTATATTTTATGTCATTGCCACAATTCCATAGTGCATGAGCAGTATCTTTGTCGCAACATCTTACTGGATCATTAGTTTTTTTTACTTTACATGATCCAATAAACATAAATATTATTAAAATGTATTTTATCATTTGTTTTTGTTTTAGTTATTAAGTTTATTTTCTTCATACATCTCATCAGCAATCTGTTCTGCCCTGAATGATTCATATTCATAGTCTAATAATATATCGCAATATGAATTACACTCATCGCATATTGTTTTATATTCTTCATACTTAGAATCATACACTTCATATGCTTCTGATCCACAACAACGACTAACGTATGGTATGTTATCTTCTAAAGATAGTTTATAATTATCGTAGTCCATATTAATAGCTTATTGTGTAATAAGAAAGAACGTCTAATAAATCTTCTTTTGCTTTACCTTCACTATCTAATATTAATTTCATTAAATATCTTAACTCGTCTTTAGGATCACCACACTCATCAAAAAACCAATCTACATATGTATTGATCTTACTTTCTATATCAGTTGAAGTATAAATAGGATTTGTTTTTTTGTGTGAATTATTAATTATTTGTTCACAGTTTTTTAAATGTTCATTATTTATCATTTTGTTTTTATTTTAATGTTATATGCAAATATAATAAATAAATACTAAACAAACTTATATAAATGATAAAAAAAGTTATAGACAATTTGTCATACACCTCTTATGTAAGTAGTTTAGGTAGAAAGATCTCATCAGATCTCCAGCAGTTTCAGGGCAGTTTCACAGCAGTTTCATGGGAGTTTTAAATACCACTCAGCAGTTTCAATGCACTCATCCAAACCTTTGACAACTTTGGCAAAGTAACCTTCTTCATTTAAAAAAGCTACCCACTCCTTTTGTTCTTTAGTTGGATAAGATTTTTTGTCTGCCTTGATTTCAAGAAAGCAACCTGCATATTGTTTATTAACTTTAAGTATTTGTAAATCTGGAAAACCTTTTACATAGCCAGTACGCTTAGCTAATATTGCTTGTTTCATTGATGTTCTGATACCTCCAAGACTTGCACAGTATCTTACTTTGGGATAAGCTAGTTTTAGATAGTCACAAAAAGCTGACTGAACTCTAGCTTCTTTATTCATTATAGGTTACATAGTTAAGTAACTGATACATTAGTGGTTGTGACACATTATATTTTTTAGCCATTTGTGTTACGCTGACACCCCCCCCCTCATACTGCAATCTTAATTCTTTTGCTTCTGCATCAGTAAACTTTCTTCTACTGTATCCACCTCCTCTATGATCTTTACGATCAGATGTTTTTATTTTTCCAATTTTGCTCATTTGTTATTTCTATTTTATCTAATTCAAATTCTAAGTGTGCTATTGCTTTTCTAATGCAATCTACTGGACTGCCATGCTTTCGTGAACATCTGAGAATGTAACTTGTAGCAGTTCCTAAATTATATGACAAGTCAAAATCTTCTATAACTTTTCTTGCTTCATACTTGTGATATTTACCTATATAGTAATCAGGAATTTTTTTTGTCATCTCTTCTGTCTCTGTATAACGCACCTGTAATTGTTTTGTGCTTAGGTTCAACTTTATCTATTTTTTCTGATAACTTCTCATTTTCATTTTTTTGTATAAGTATCTCTATCATACAAACACCAACTATTATTATAAAAGCTATACCAAGTATAAGTAAAAAAAACATTAACATTCTTCTAATTTTTTAAGTAGTTGCTCTGGAGTATATATCCTATCTTTACCAGAATAACTTTTATATATACATTTGAATTCTTCTTCACCTTCTTTATGCCAAGTCCATAAACTTAACACATTCTTTTCTATGTGATACCTCAATACTCTTTTTATTGTTTTATATGTTTTCATTTAAATTTTATAAAGTTAATAAATTTTTCTTATAATATGGTACTTTATTTGGATCTGCACCCAACGTATGTACCTCATAATAAGCATCTTGTAACCTCTGCTTGTGTGTTAAACACCACCTATAAAAAGTTCTAATATTTAAAAAACTATCTTTTGTATCTAATCTAACTCCTAATCTAAATGCAGTGTCTACATCTTCTATTGTCAATCTTCTAAACTTTTTGTCTGTTTCTAAATCAAACGCAAAAGTCTTAGTAAGAATCGCTAAAGTTTTACCATCAGTTTTTAGACCTAATTCTATTGATGTTCTTGCAATGATGTCATATAATTTTTCTTTCATAATAATTGTTTGCCTTTGTTATATTCATTAAGTTGTATATCAATCTTTGACATACTCGTATTTGTTTTGTTGTTTTTCTCCCAAGTAATCATACACATCTTCCAGTTCTTCATTTTGTTTTTTCCAATCATCCAACCTCTTGCTTCATAAAATGCAAAGAAGTTTTCTGCATCAATATTATTTTTTCTTTCAATACAATATTCTTGTATCTCTTCAATTGTTGGCTTTACAAATTTTTCTTTTTTATATATTTTTTCTTTTATTATACTTGTAGTATTATTACTTGTATTATTATTCTTTAAAGTTTTCTTTAAGAGGGTATTTAACTTTTCTTTAATACCCCCTTTAAGAATTGTTATATACCTATTATCTATTTCTTTAGTACCCTCTTTGTATGTAAACTCTACAGAAATATAATTGTTTTCTGCAAGTTCTCTTACCCATTTGGATATAGTAACTTTTGATTTACCATATAGATTTGCAAAATAACCATTAGTAGCATAACAATAACCAGT